GTACTTTCCAAACGAGTTGAAAGAACCTTTAGGGCATTTTAGTTCTGCCTGAACTTTTAGTAAACTTTTCATAGCGTTTATTATTGCGTGCGTTACGGATGCGCACCCCCCTGTTTAATTAATTTACAAAATATATGTGGTCACAATCTCCTTCACCACAATTCATCCACAACTCTTTACCTAATTCAGTTGCTTCCTCATCGTTTTGGCATTCGTATGCGTTCATCCATAACTCGTTGCCTTGTTCGTCTGCGTAAATAAAAAAGTAAGTTTTCATAGCGTTTTATTTAAATGTTATATGCAAATATAATACTTATTTTAATTCTGCAAACTTTTTTTTATATTTTTTTATCAATTCTTTCAATTCGTCCTTGGTGAATTTCCTTGTAACTCTTGCTCTTGCTTCAAGTTGATTGAATCTTTCAGCTCCGATTTTAGTTAGCAGGTTAGCTCTATACTCAATTAGATTACCTGATAAGAAACTATTGCACCTTTCGCATTGCAGGTGAACGTTATCCTCGTCAAAACGTACGTTCCAATGATTGTTAGCGTTGAAAAAATGTCCTGCGTTTACCTTTTTAGGTGTCTGCTTACAGGAAATGCATAGTTCGTCTTTATCACGCTCCCTGATGTATTTGTTGAATACCATTTGAGCTGCCTTTACGATGTCCTGCACAGTCTCTAAATCGGCTTTCATTTGCTTTTTCTTCTTCTGCCAGTTCTTTACTTTCGCTTCTTGAACCCAAGCATCAACGCACATCTTATTCAAGCAGTATTTTTGATTAAACCGGATAGGCTCAAACTTCTCTTTGCAATTCTTGCATCTCATAAAGGCAGTTGTTTTAAGATTTTGTAAAGTACATTAACTACGATTGAATTGCCTGCTTGCTTATATGCTTGTGAGTCGCTCACGTTCCAAGTAAATGTATCAGGAAAGTCCATTAATCGAAAGCATTCTCTTGGAGTTAAACGTCTAATATAATTAGATTTAATTTTAGTTCCTTCTCCGTGTCCAAACCATAGCGTTGGACAAATTCCTTCTTCATCATATACACATCCATTCATTCCTATTCCTGATGGATTTGTATTACCTACTTTAATCATTTTAGGTTGTTTGTAATCAGTTGCACTTAAACAACTCATTGCTTTAGAATTTAAATCATAAACCGAACCACGCTCCCCTCCTTTATTTAGATTTGCTATTTCTCCATTCGTTTTTTCCTGAAATGTAATTAACTCTAACATCTTCTCACTCAAAAAATACTTTTCATCTATATCACTATCCAGCACATCCTTCAATCTCTTGGTCAAATGCTCTTCTCGTGGGAATTGAAATCGGTTGTCAGCATCATCACGGATACCAACCAAGAAAACTCGCTCACGATTCTGCGGAACTCCGTGATGCTTTGCATTAAGTACTTGCCAATATAAGTGATAAGGAACTGAATCATCATAAGGAAATAGCACTGGTACTCCGTTGACTGATTTTCCACCAAGCATATTTACCCACTCTTGAAACGTTCTTCCGTTGTCATCCGATAGTAAACCTTTAACATTCTCAAATATAAAAAATCGTGGTTTGTTTACCTGAATAAACTCGTGTGAGTTAAAAAACAAAATGCCTCTCTTATCGTCTTTTCCTAAACGCTTCCCTGCCAAACTGAATGCTTGACAAGGCGGTGATGTCATATAGATATCAAGTGATTCAGTCGGAATCTCTCGGTCATATACATTGGTTGGATAGTATTTAGGTTCACCATAGTTATGGATGAATGTATCTCGTGCATACTTATCCATATCACAGGCAAACTCTTCTTCGTAATTTACTCCTAAACGCATTAGAGCTTGGTTGAATGCTCCTACACCTGAAAAGTCCGAACCTACTTTTAATTTTTTCATAGCGTGTTTTTTTAGTCTAATTCAATTACTTCTTCAATCCACTGGCGAAACAATATCTGCAACTGAATCTGCTCGTCAAATATCTTACCTGCGTTCTCTCCGTCTATTCGTAGAATGTCTCGGTCTACACGCTCAATTTCTTCTACAAGTATGTTTGCCTTACGCTTTAAGGATTGCTTAAATACATACTGATTGTTTAAATCCTCAATGAAGTCTGCCAAGACAGGAAGGAAGGCGGTTAATGCTACTAATTTTTTTTCGATTTTCATAATTCTACGTTTTTGTATTTGATTTCTTCTTGTAATTCTTGATAGGCTACTCGCAGTTGAGCGTTTCGTCTTGCCAGTTGGTTTAGCTCTCTGTTTAGATTTGTTATTTCGTCTTCAAGTAGGTTAATCACCTGAATAGTCTCAAGTAAATACTCCTCGCTTTCCTTACCTCCATTAATGTAGTCTTTGGCATCAGGCTTCTCCTTTTCAAGTTTCTCTCTTACGTTTTTAATTCGTTCTTTAACCGTCCATACGGTTGTCTTTGCCCATAGTATTTTAAGTGATAAGTCCATTTTTCGTTTATTTATAGTCCACAATATCCTGAATCGCAATCGTTAAAGTCATCGTCAAATAAATCCAACTGCAATTTATGGTTTTTAATCTTTTCGTAAGTTACTCCGCTTTTAAATGTGCATCCGTTTTTTTGCTCCATACGTACAAACCAATCAAACTGCTTCTCGTCTCGTTGGCTCATATGCTTTAAGAATATCTCGGAGCGATGAAAGCATCCAACACAATTATTTTTGTACGCAAAGCGCACAGGTTTATCTTGCCAGTAGTTCTCAACAGTATCCTTAAATATACCTGCTTCAATTAGCGGAAAGCGCGTCATTCTATACGGAAGCTCTTTCCATTTGTTACGTCCGTTTTTCTGTCCTACTTTAAACTTAAAGTTTTCTACTCCGTCAACGGCTCGCTCTATCATTGTTTTAGCGCGGCTCATTTCGTTGGCTCTGAATCCGATTCTCATCTCTACAGGAAGTTCCGTGTTTTCGTAGCACCATTGAGCAATAGGTTTAACTTTCATATCCGTAGTGCAAAAGCGTGTCATTTGATTAGGCAAGTAATTCGTGCCATTAGCCATCTTGTATGATGCTATTACCTCATCAAATGTTTTGTCGCTTAACCAAATAATCTCCTGACCGATGTACTGCTCAAGGTCAAGCATTGTGTAAATGATTGTGTCCTCTTCAAGTGTACCGATGAACTCCTTACCGATTCTGTCGCTTACAATTTGACGAATCTTTGCGTCAGGGAATAAGACCTTAACGTCATCAGTTCTAACCAATGAAAACACGTTGTAGTCAGCAGGATAGTTTGCTGCTATGTAACTTGAGGTTTTGCCTCCGCTTAATGAGTTAACTGTCTTCATTTTAAAAAGGGTTTTGGTTTGCTAATCTACGGAGTTTATCCGATGTACTTTCTATTTGTCCGTCTTTTGGTATCGTCATCTGCTTCTCGTTTGGTCTAAATGGCGTTAAAGGATCAACTCCGTTTATTTGGAAGCCAATGCCTGAATTGAAATCACATATAACAGGAAAATCCATCTCCGTATGTTTACCTCCAGTCTCCATATCCTTGACCTTTTCTACTTGAATCCAAGTTTTGTACTTATGTTCGGGGTGTTTAATCAATCGGTGAATGACTAACATATCATCGCATCGGTTAGTAAAGCTCTTACCGCCTTCAATGTGGTCTTTAAGCGGTGCTTTTAAATGCCCTTTTAGCTCTCCTTCTGCATACAAGTTACCTCCTCTACCTGATTCGGAGTTAGGGTGCGTGTTTATGTAGATTGTCATTCCGTTTTGATTCACAAACTGACGTGCCTTATTCATAAATTCGTAGTTACCTGAAAAACTCATCTCTCGGTCAAGTCCTGTAAAAGGGTCTATAAGTCCTACATTAGCACCGCTCTTTTTAAATAGCTCAAGTATCTCATCAGGTTTGTACAATTTTGAGTTGTCTATGAACGTAAAGAACTGCTCCAAGTACGCAAGATCACCGCTGATTTGATGGTGGCTTAATTTACTGAAGTGCTTGCCTCTATACATCTGAATCATATCACGCAGGATTTGACCTTTTTGATTTTCGCCTGACCAAATGCAGAACGTTAGTCCGTGTTTTAGTGCAAGCGTAATAAAGTACCAGTTAATCCAATACGTCTTGCCAACGTTGTCGTGACCTAAAATGATGTTTAGTTGTTTAGGCTTAAATCTCAAATGCTCGTCTAAAAAGCAGTCAAGACCAAGTCCTTGTTTGATTTTACCATCTCTAACATCGAGTAGGTATTGTAGTGAGTCTCCTTGTTTTAGTAGCATCAGTTATTTTTTAGTGCGGTTAATAATCTATCGTTTTCCTTTTCAAGCCAATTAGCGTTAAATCCTTTCCAAGATCGCTCTACGCATTTTCTTAAAATATTGTTACGATCTCCTCCGTGTTTTTGTACTTGAGTAATAAATGAGTTAAACGCAGTTTCAGTATTTACGGCTTTTAATTGTTTACGAACTTCCATCCATTCAAGAGATAACTTTTCGTCAAATCCGTTTTCAAGTAGAGAAGCTAAAAAGCTATATTTATTATTCTTTTCATTCTTTTTATTCTTGTTAGTGGTCGTTTGTTGGTCGCTCGTTGGTCGCTCGTTGGTCGTTTCGTTGGTCTCTAATTGGTATTTATAGTAGTTAACTAACTGAATAATAGTGCCTTGAGAGCTTGTTTTGATGGTCACTTCGTTGGTCGATTTTAACTTATCTAAAGCAGTTCTGACTTGACGTACACTTAAGCCAGTTTCCATAGCTAAAATATCCCTTGAAGTAACAACACTGCCTTTGATTAATTCAAAACCTTTAAACCTCCTGTCTTTGTGATTAGCCTTTAACATTAGGTGTAAGAAAACACGAAACGTAGTTGGTTCGGAATACCATTCCCATTCTAAAATCTTTCTATGTAATTTAATCCATCCGCTCATCTGCAACAATTAGATATAAAAAAAAGCCCATTAAGTTTCGTGGTTGCAGCACTACTCCTCAATGGACTTTCAATAATGTTTTTAATGGGTCTGCAACACCCTTACAAAGATAACGCATAACTATCAAAAAAGTTGCATCAGCTATAAACTTTTTTCGTATTTACCTAATTTTATATGTCGCTGAATCTTCTTGAACTGCGTGTACGTTTTTGCCTTTAGAACGTCTTTTATTAAGTCAGGTGAATCATCGTAGTAAGGAAGCGTTGCACCATATAAGACCTCATCTATTCGCCTTGTAGCTATCTTGTAGTCTTCGTATCCGAAACGATGTAAGTCTTCGTGTTGACGTAGTCCGTGAAGGACAGTAGCGTGGTGTTTACCACCAAACATATTTCCAATTTCGGTTAACGTGTAGTCAATTTTGCGCAGTTCGTTGTAGAGGTAGTACCTGCGGTATATGTAATCTCTACTGCGGTTTTTTGATTTTAAGCCGTATTCATTGATCAGGCTTTCTATAAGTTCTAATTTTGTCATTTCGGTTCGATTGGGGTTACTATAAATTTTCCGTCATTGTATCTGCCTGTCACAAGTAAGTCGTGTTTCTTCCAATAGGCTAAAGACTGCGAGGTGAGTATCCATTCTTGAACTACTGCCAGTCCTATTTTGTATGTTAGTTTGTATCTCATAGCTTTTCTAATTCGTGTTTTACTTCTTTCCAAAAATCTATTATTAGTCTATTTTGCCAATGATGCTCGTGTAAAGCCTCAATTACTTCATTAACTGCAACCAGTGCGCACATAACTGAATCTTCATAGACTTCATCGTGCATCAACACGGATGAAAATTGCTCTACTAAATCTAATGCTTTTTCTTTCGGTGTCATATCTCTTGCATTTTGATTTCACAAATTCGGTTGTAAAGATCGTGGTTAAATGATGTCCAAAATCGGTTTACCTGATAGTGGTTAAATGAACTAATTAAGCTCGTCATCGTGTTCGTTGTAGGATTCAACGTAGGCATCTTCAAACGTGTTGGATTCGTAAAGTCTTTCAAGGCAGTCATCGCATTCTCTTGTTTGTTTGATCGTAAGTTTTTCATCGTAGGTTTTTTTAGTTATTTTGTAATGAGCGTAAGCATCGTAAATTTTTATTTCGTATTCGGCAAGGATTTCTCCGTTAGTGTCCGTGTCTCCTTCATCCCATAGCGTGACCATCAGGTAAACAAAATTGAGTTCGCTTGGCGAGTAAACATCAAAATCTTTAAGTTCAGGTACAATCATCTTATTTGAATTTATCGTTGTAAACGTGGTTAACATATTTGTCAAAAGACGGCTTGAGTTCGTACGTCTTCTTTTTGTAGGTCTGCGTGTCCGTTGTTTTGGCATCCAATACTGGGTAGCTATTTGTGCTTTGCAACCAAATCAAGAAAAACACGATTAAAACTGCGATAACTGCACCTGCTAAAGTTTCTCTCTCGTCTTGATTCAATCCCTTGAACCAAACTACATACTGATTAATTGTTTTCATTCTCTTCGATTTTATCTAAAATGTTTACTAATGCACCCCATTGCGCTTGGGTGTGTAGCGTACCTCTGTCATCATAGCCAAACCATCTACGTTGTTCCTGAAGCTCTGCGTAAAGCTCTCTTTCTTCGTTGAAGATTAGTTCTAAAATTTCTTCTTTTGTCATAGCGTTGTTTTTAAATGTTATATGCAAATATATAGATAAGGTTTCAATTATCAACAAACTTTTTTAACATTTTTTTAGATTTCCTTATTTTACAAGGGTTGTAGACGCAAACTTTTTTTTAAGTTTTAAGGCTTTACCCTTATATAAAGTCAGTTTTTATGCATTTTTTAAGCCTATAACCTTACGATTTGGGTACTTTGTTTAAGGCTATAACCTTTATTTTCTATACATAAGCCGCCCAACGTGTATAGATTTTGCGATTTTCTATACATAACGTACCCGAAAAGGTGTAAAAATTCAACTATAAAGTGGGATTATACCCGATTAGGTATACTATATTAAACAAAAAAGCCCCCGATTAAGGAGGCTCTTACGCTATGAATAGTGGCAGGTGTCACAAATATAATCAGAATATGTGACTTAAACGTGCAATTTGTCCGTGTTTTTTATGATGCAGGAATCCTTCGATAGCTTTCGGAGCGTGCTGATAGCCTGAACGGTGATGCCAGCTATCAGTTCCTGATGCCGAGCGCAATGATTCAACGGTTACTCCTTGATAGTCTTTGGATAGTTTGTGGTGAACGTGGTGCATATAAACATACCTGTGCTTTGTCAAGCTCCAATCCATAGGAAACTCGGTAGCCAATAAAAGCGGAAGATCCTGCTGCTTCGCTCCATCTCCGTGAGTAGTTCCGATTAGGTTCTCTCCGTATCGATAAGCCTTGCGATGTTGAAGAGAGCAGTCGAAAGTAATGTTTGCAGCTTGACGAAAATGTGTTTTGATACAATCAGCAAGAAAGAATCCGTGAGTGTAATCGTGGTTAGAAGGATTGAACACAAAATGCACATCAGCCAAAGCAATGAGTTTTTCAAGAATCTCAACATATAATTGTTTTGCGGTTAAAAAATTACGATACCACATCCCATCCGTGTCTTGTGGAGTGCCTGACGTGGTAGTTCGTCTCGGAGTATCTATGTGTAGAATGTCGTTTCCACCAACGAATAGAATCTTATCTATATGAAAGCCTGCCGACTTGTCTAAAATGCCTTGTACACCCTCTAAAACGCGTTGTACGGCTATTTGAGAGTTGTATTCTTCACCAGTTTCAAATGCATCGCATAGTTTTCCTATGTGGATGTCAGCAGGGTCTATGACTAACAAGTGTCCTTCTTCGCTTTGGGTTCGTGTTAACGTAGGATAAGACGGAGAATGCTCGGCAATGGAGTTGATTAGCTCATCTTTAAACTCGTTGAACTTGTCTTGTTGTCCGTTGAAGTTTGGATTTTTAAAGAATAGTGATGCCTCTTTGTTTTTTATCCATCCGTGTTTGACGTCCTTTTCGTCTAACCCGAGTGAGTTAGCTTCTTTTTTTATCGCTCTGTACTGATTGACTATTTCTACTTCGTCAGGTTTTAAGCGATAGCGTGTTTGTTTCATAGTGGGTTTTTAAAGTTACGCAGTAGCCAGTTTGTTATCATTCCTACTACAAATCCTAAAACTAACAATAATATATTAGGTTTAGTATTTTTATGTTTCTCGGTTTTGTACTTAACTACCTCGACTTTTTCAATCATTTTCAATGTATCTCGCTTAAGTTTGTATTCAATACGCGTCTGAAATCTTGTTTTAGGCACGTAAGAACGCTTGTAACGCACTATTGTATCTTTTTGGACTAATACCTTCTCCCACATTATAGAGTCTCTTAAAACGTACGGAATTGAGTCAATAGAATTTATGACAAAAGTGTCAGCTACCTCCTCGCAACGATAACCCTTGTCAAAGGCTTTACGGACGTGGTAATTTACCGAGCAAGATGTCGCAAGTATAGTAGATATTAGCGACAAAATCAGTTTACTTCGCAATTTGAAAGTGCATCCAATCATAGTTCTTTTCTTTACCGAGTGAAATAAATCCGTGTTTGTAGAAAATGTCAATCATTTCCTTGTATTCAGGACGAGCAAACCTTGCAGTCTTGCTTGTTTCTTTTAGCGTGTTTCTCGCAAGGTCTAAATCAATAGCAATTCCGAAAGCGTGAGTAGACCAAGACGTGCCACCTCGCATCTTGCGATAGTTAAAACATCCTCCGTAAAGGTCTATTCCTAACTCTACAAGGCGATTGTACCCATACACGGATAAAAGCTCGTTAAACACCTTTAAAAAGGCATTTGCAACGTCCTTATGGCAGCGCATCTTTGTTACCATTGTTTTAGTATCCCAAGCAATGCGCATAGGATAAGGCAGTTTGATTGTAGTTAGATACGTTCCTGATTCGTTAGGTAGTCCGTATTTCGCTATGGCTTGTGCGGTTGTCAGCATTTGTCAAGTTTTTTGAGTTAATAAGTTGACATTAATAAACCCCGACAACAGTATCATCGGGGGATTCTCGGTGTTCAGTTATCTTGAGCAGTCGAGTGGGGTGTTTTTATTTTCTTACTCCAAACGGTTAAACCTATCGCAGTAGCTGAATATGTCAGAAGCCCTACAAACACGAACTCGTGTACCTTAAACGGCTTTAATAACGGAAGCAGCGCATAAAATACTGCTATCCAAAAAGACGTAAAAGCAGACAGTCTTTTAATAGACCATTTGCCGCTAGGCTTTAGAGTTTCGTTTATTAGTTCTTTTATCATTTGGCAATATTGCGTATAACTTTTCAGATAGTTCAATTCGTGTATTTGTAGCCTTACGATAGCTCTGCTCTTTGTAACAATCATAGAGAGCAGCTTCTACTTTGTTAAGGCGGTTATCCGTATGCCACAACCAAAGAGCAAGCACACCAGTTACTCCGTACTTTTTAACTATTGTAACAAATTCCGTCATTCAGCAGGTGTATAGGTTATTTGTTCAAGTTCTAATAACTGCTCACGAATCTCGCTGAAGTTAGGGTCATTCAAGACCTCAAGACCTACGATAAATCTACCGCTTCCATCTTGTACAAATAAAAGCTCGCTTGCGTTATTCTTATAGCCGTTTAAGGCATTGTATTGGTCTTCGTTTGGGTGTAGAACTATCATAAACTATTTTTATAGGTGTTCCAATCTGCGATAAAATTAGCGTTCTCTGCAATCAATGATGCGCCCATTGCATACGCTGCGCAAGTGTGTCCTCCAAATAAACTTCCCGCTCTTAAAATAAATTGATTTGAATTACTTATTGCTGCTGATAGTTGAGTTGTTGAAACACCAGTTGTTTCATTATATGCAGTTATATCAGTTGCAGACGTTCTATGTAATGATTTTGTGTTGACTGCGGCGGTAAAGTCTAAAGCTACAAGCGAGACGTTTGTCCCCGCATTAATTCTTTGCGCATTACTTAAACTGCGCGCCATTGTATTTAGATTGCTTGACACAACACCATCAAACCTACCCGTACCAATTGCGTGAGTAAAGAAATAACGAGATGCGTTGTTCAAAATGTAGTTAACACCTTGAGTAAGTGGGTTGAAGTTTGTGTCAATGTAGCTGCTCGAGCCGTTGCCCATCAAACCACCATTGCTGACAAACGTAGGAGCGTTGACGAGTGTTGACTGATTAGCGTTAGGGTTCTTCCAATTGAGCGTGCCAAAGTCTGCACCTCCATCTTGAGCGAACACATAGAATACATCAAGTTTTGCCCAAACGCCGTCAGCTTTCATAGATGTAAGTAAAGTGTTCTGCTTGAGTTTAACTGCATCACTTGGTAAAGTGTAGCCGAGAGTAGTAGCTCTATCTAAAATTGCTTGGTATTCATCTTCGTAGGCAAATCCTACAATATCAGTTAAACCTGCCCAAGATTCTTTATGGGAATCACCCCAAGAAATGGAGTTGTTAACTGCGCCTTGACCCCAACCAATTGTGTTGTTAGATGCGCCATCTCCCCATCCGTTGCTATTTGCCATTTTCTTGTTTGCTTAAATAGATTCGTAATTTTTCTACATTCGTGTTTTTAGGGCTATACTTCAAACCCTTTGGACGATTCTTTTTCATATAAACCAACTGGTATAATTGTTCGTAGTGTCAGGGTACATATCTTGGTCAACGTTTTGATTGTATTCAGGGAATAAATCTTGGTTGAAACTCATATAACTGATGAAACGCTCCGTGTAGTGTTGAGCAATTTGTCTCTCTTTCTCTAACAAAAAGTCTACTTCGTTTTTCTCTACGTTTTCAGCGTTCTCGGATGAGTGCTTGTAAACACCTTTGTTAGCGATTGTGTAAGCTGCGAAAGGTAAATATTCAACGAGACTCCAATGTATGAGCATTGGCTTAACGTATGTTTCTACAAGTGTCTCGTAGTTACCTGTAAGTGTGTTTGCAATTATTAACGTTTGTAGCTTCTCAAGTAATTTTGTACCCAAGTAGGTTTGTATATGGATATCTTGAGCGATTTTGACAAAAGAAATGAACTTGTCAGTATCTACATTGCCGTTGACTGCGGTAAAACGAACTATATCGTCTCTTGTTATAAGTAGTGCCGTTGCCATTATTTCTTGCCGTAAATAGGGTTAGTAGGTAAAAAGCCGTTGTAAGGCATATCAACAGGACGCACAAATACTTCTTGTGGATTCCTAACACGATATCCTGCCTTTTCTGCTTTGTTAGTGCTGATAGTTTTAGCGTTTGGACTGGTAGGATCTATTCCCATACCTTCCTCAAATGATACATAAGTTCTACGCAACCATTTATGATGGCAGTTGCCTCCACCTTTAAACTTAAAAATGTCGTATGTAGAAGCTCCGTTTGCACCCCATCCTGCATTCACAGGTTGATTGCTCATTCTAACGATGTCTTCTTTGCGATAAACTTTGTTTGCGGCAGTCATCTTCTTGCAGAACTCACGAGATTTGGCAGATGTGTCACCTGAATAAACGTAGCGAGTGATGAATTTGAATCCGTCAATAACTTTATCTTGTTCGGATTTGGCTTTAGGATTTGCAGTTCCTGTGCTTACAAAATTGTAAACTTTAGATAAAAGAGATGGCTTACGATTGCTTGCCATTTCAATTTCTGCGTCTATAGCATCTTCTTGCTCAAGGTCAACCTCAAACTCGTCAATCAATACCCACTTTTCATCAGGCATCTCTCCGCACTCAATAAGTGCATCTGCGATTTCGTTGTCAAGAGCTTCGTGTTTTGATAACTCCGTACCTGTCTCCTCTGCAACTTGCTCTTCAGTTACTGCATTTTCAAGGTCTACAAACTCAAGCGGCTTGAGAGTCTTGAAGAATAGGTTTAAGGAGATGTTGTTAAATGATAGAATCTTGTCAATGGCATCAATTATCTCCTCTTGGAAAGGCTTAATCACCATATTATTGAACAAGATAAACGAGTTCTCAAGCTCATCAGCATTAGACGAGAATCCGTTAGACGATGCAACACCAAATAAAAGTGGTGACGTGACGTTGTGTCCGAGCATAATCTTACGCAAACACTCTTCGCTTAAATATGTGTAGTGTTCAGGTGCGTCATTAAGTGGAATATCCTCAACCGTCGTACGAGTATCCATATTGTCATTGAACGCTACGATTACTTTCTGACCTTTACTACCAGTCAACTTACCGAGAACCTTCGCAGAGATGATTTCTTGCTGCTCTAATGTAGGCACTCCGTTGTTGAAGTTAACTACTTTAGTTCCGCTGAATCCGTTTTGAACCTCGTTGATTAGATAGTCGGAAATTTCCTCTTCCAAAAGTGCGTATGGTACTGCACCTTGATAGTCAACGTAGGAATAGTATTTCATTCCGACTGAATAAGGCTTGCTGAATAGGATTTCTACCTTCTCGTTGGTAAATCCAAACGCAGGAAAGCGTTTAGGGACGTATTTCTTGATGTCAGTCCAATCATCCGAGTAGTAGTAGCCTTCAATATCTCCGTCTTTATTGCATTTTTCAGCACGTAGTAAGTTTACAGGAATATGGTAAGCCTTGAGAATCTTATCGTGCTTATCGTTGTAGTGTACCTGAATAGCAAACTGCCCGAATAACTTGCGGTCAAAAACAATCTTTCTCAAACACTCTTTCGAAATCAAGGTCATCATTTGAGCGTACTCGTTAGGCTTGCGGTTAGCGTCAGTAGCTGACAATCCTTTGCCGTAGATAAGTCGTGAGATGTTATTTATGATGGCATTATTGGTTGTAGAGTTCGTGTATCTATCAATCAAGAACTGAAAAGCGTTGTTATCCTCTCCGTAATCTACCCAAGCCTCACGCTTGCTCTCCTGAATTACAGGAGTAGTGTAAGCGGATAGATTTAAAACGTGTATGTTACTCATATACGATGTATGTATTTGCGGTTGTGTTAGAAGTGTACTCACCTGAATTTACCGAGAAGTTCACGATGTTTTGGTCAGTACAAAAAATTCGGTCTTTGTATACGATGTCAGTTCCTTGTTTTAGAACCAAGTCGTAGAAGTGTCCTTCTTTTAATGCGAAGGATGCAGTGATCGTGTTTACGTAGTCTCCTTGTGTTGAACTGGTGATTGTAATAGTTGCAGGTGTGTTTGTTTGGTCATCCGTTAGAATCATTGTATTGAATGAACCTCTCGGAATAAACGAAAACGTCTGCGCTGATGTAGATGTAGTTAATACTATCATACTATAATAACGTTCAGAATTAGTTTTGTTTCCAAATAAAAAAGGCAGACCGAAGCCTGCCCTTTAACGCTATGAAAAAAAGATTAAGAAGCAACGATGGTAGTAGTCGCACCAAATACGCTACCTGCACCAATTAGACCTGCTTCAGAAGTTGCATCAAGTAGATTGGCAAGGATTTTTTCAGTGCCTACAAACGTCAATGTATAACCAACCATATCGCCCATTGCAACACCATTTGACACGTTAGCAGTAGTCAACTCCATTCCGTGTTCTAAACCTGCAAGGAAGAATTGGTTGTTACGTGTTTTGATTACTACGTTAGGACGTCCGTAAGACAATAACTTAACCGTCTTGTGAGTTGCAGCATCTTGTTTCTTTAAAGTAACTGACAAAGTCTGCTCTACAAATGAAGTTCCGTTCTCACGTGAAGTTGTGATAACTTGGTCAAAAGAGTTCGTTCCTTTAAGTTGGTATTTGTAAAGTGAAGTTACGTTAGCAATTGCATCAATTGTGTCAGTTGTAGAAACGTAAGTTATGTCAGTTGCAGAGTTGTAGTCTCCGTAGTTAATAAAGTAGATAGCGTCAATACCGCCTACTACGTCCTTACATACTTCTAATCTGCCTGTTGTTATTTCGCACATATTTTTTAGATTTTAAATGTTATAAAAAAGGGAGGAGCGAAAACCCCTCCCCGATTATTTGAAATCAGCTAATTTTAGTTAGCAGAGTTTGTGATTCCGTAAGTAACAACGTCAGAAGCAAAACCATATTTAGCATCAGCAGTAAAGCGCATAACTACACGTACGTTTTGTGAGCCATCGATATCACCCATATCTAAAACCTTAACTTCGTTCATATCGTTCAACAAACCAGTTGCGAAGTACAAGTTAGATTTTTGTGCAAGCAATGCAGTGTTGTTAGCAAGACCGTTAGCCATAAAGATACGAACACCATCAAAATACAAGTCGTTCAATACTTGGTTTGTACCTTTGTTATCGTAACCATTAGCACCTACACCTGAAGCAGCGAAACCACCCAATGCACGTACATAAGCACGATAGATGTTGTTAGATACATACAAAGTAAGGTCTTCTTTTCCGTAGATAGCAGCAGGACAAGCATCAACGATAGAACCTAATTGAGCAATAACGTTAGAAGCATCTACTGTAGTACCTGCAATCTCTTGTGCAGCTGGCAAAGCAGCATCAGTAGTCAATTGTGTCATTATACCTGCGAACTGACCTGCAGTTGCGTTAACACCTCTCCAAATCGAAGTCTCCATACCTGCAGCAACTTTCTCGGCAGCGTGTGCAATTAAGAAGTCAGCGAAAGATTTAGGAAGAACGTCAAATGCAGAGTAACCCATTTGAATGGCATCCCAATCTGAACGGAAGTCAGACTTACAAAGTTGCAAGTTAACTTGGAAAGATTCAGGTTGAAGGATACGTTCAGTCAAAGTAACTGAAGAGGTGGGATCAAAGTCACAAGTAGCGTTTTTGATGATGTCATCAGTAGCCACACGCTTGATAACTTGCTTATATTTGACGTTAGGCATAATAGTGATACCGCCTTTGTCAAGAGTTGGAGCAGACAATAAAGCTGCTGCGATGTACTTACCTGCAAACTCACCAGCATATGTTGTGCTGATGCTTTGAGTAGTCGATAGATTAATTTTTTCCATTTTATTTAATTATTTAAGTTCGTTTATACTACAGTTAATGTGATTGCGCCTGCAGAAGTTCCCATACCTGATACATACCAGTTAGTACCATCACAATTCAATTCTACGAAGTCACCGATTGTGTCAGCAGAAGCAGAGAAAGTGATCGTGTTTTCGTCAGCAGCAGGAACAAGTGTGCTATTGACAATAACACCACCTTGAATTTTGCTTGTAGCTGCTTTGATAGTCCAAGCAGTAGTTGCAAATAAAGCACCTACAATAAAACGATAATCGTGTCCTGCAGCGTCAGCAACGGCAGGAAGTGTAATTTGTGCGCCTGCAGCAGCGTTAAGAATAAATACTTTACCGCTATCTTCAGCAGTTAAAGTTGTTGCACCTGTCAATGTTTCAGTTACGCCTACTTGACGTAAAACATCGTTAGATACTGATGTAAATGTTGTACTCGTTTTTTTGGTTTTTTAGTTATTAAATTTTATTGAATTTCTCAAGGATTGAATCCATTGTAGAACGACTGCGATTTTTAGCAAGGCGCATTACTTCTACTTTAGTTTCGTTTTCAGGGTTGAATGAAATAGGTTTAGGCTCTTCGCTCAATTCAACTGGTGCGACTTCTTCTGCAACTTCAGATGATAATACGAGTTTAGCTTTTAACTCTTCGTTTTCTTTTTTCAAGGCTTCGATTTCGCTAAAGAAAGATTCTTTAGTTACTGATTCGATGATCTTCTTTGCAGTAGGTGCAGCAGCCATTTCTTCTTCAGGCATCTTACCTGTTTCAACTTCAGCTTCAGGAGCTTCAACTTCTACCTCTACTTCTGCTTCAGCAGCTTCACGGATGTCAGCGATAACACCTTCTTCGATAACTACCAAGATGCGACCATCTTCGAGTTCGTAGTCACCTACAGGAAGTGCGATACGTTGTTCGTCTTCAGTTAGGATAAACACAGGTTGACCTGCTTCGAATACTTCTGCTTCAAGCATAGATACACCATCAGTAAGGCGCATAGTTTCCAACTTCACTTCCATTCCAAGAAGTGTGCGGACTTTGTTTAAGATTGATTTTTCGTTCATTTGTTTTTATTAAAAATTAAAACCTTTAATTAGTTGTTCTACTTTTGCAATACCATCTTTAATTTGTTTTTCTTCATCAAAAAGTCTTGTTTTAGCTGATTGATAATCCGATGGTAATTCAAGTCCTAATTGTTTTGCTTGGTCTTCGAGTTTCATTCCTACCGCAATAGTTCTATCAATTGACGGCTTTGCCATATTATATTCTTTCAATGCCTGCTCTAAAATGGGTTTTGCCGATTTAGACTTATTGTAAGCATTAGCGTGTAGATTTTTAACATTTTCTAACGCTTTTTTAAAATCATCAATTGCATTTAATTCAACCTCATGGGAAGCCAATTGAGTTTCCTCTTTAAATAGCTTATTGTAAATAGATTTTTGTGTGTTCATATGTATATAACGTTTTATAGATTACTTGTTGCCTTTTTATCCGTTTTGACGTACAATAGTTCTCACCCCGCTTACTTCAGTTCTTGTAACGGTGTCTCCTGTGCCTTCCGTCTTTCCGATGCCTTGTGCCTCTAAACTTCCGTCACAACATTTGGTTGAGTATTTTCCGTTTGCGCATAGGCAGCCACGTCTTGCGCCTGCTCTTGGACTTGCCGTGCTTGGTGTTTTGAATTTGCTCATCTTATTTAAGTAGGTCTTTAAGTTGGTTAATAATTTCATTTTTGCTCATATCTTGTCTTGGTGAATCAGGCATCTTGTCAGCAAAGTATCCCTCAATTGAGAATCCTTTTACCTTGCCGTCTTTAACGTCTTGCCATACCTCATCGTTGTCTACCTTCATAGAAATCATCCAAGTTCCTTTTGGTAGGTTGAATCCGTACAACTGGCTTTTGTCCATCTTTTCGTCTTCAATTAGCCACGATTCTACTACGCTCATTCCTTTAATAGCGTCCTTGTGTTCGTAGGTAGCGTTGTTTTGATTGCCTTTCTTAAAGAATAACTCCATAGCTTGGCGCACGGTGTTCTCTGAAAAGTAGATATAGAACTCCTCCTCTTTGTTTCTGCGGTAAATCTTCTTGTTCGGGATAAGAGCAGCACCCATTAAGATACGTTTCTCGGTGTCAATTTCTTTGAGTTCTACTTCGTGTTTTGCTAACGCTACAAAGTTCTCTTCTATGGCAGGTGATTCGACTACTGAAACGGCATTGATACCGCCTTGTAGGTCTTTTTCGTCAATGATTAGCTCTAATACATTCATAATAAAATAACGTTTTTAGGTTACAATGTTGCGTTTTTAATTCTATTGCGGTCAAGTGCTTGTGCAGATGTTACCTCTCCGCTTACAACATACGCCTGAATTGGTTGCTGCTGAATTTGCGCGAGCTGGTTCATTCCTGAATTGCCTACGACATTGAATGACGGAGACATAACACCACCACCGCTACCTGATGGAGAATTCAAAGAAGATTCACCGCCACCACTACCACCAAATTTAGCAGCAGCAATTTTAGCAATACCTGCCGCACCGAAAGCAGCAGTTAAACTCGCCTGAATAGCAGGATAAGCAGGCATCACCGCAGTAATAGGCGATTTTTGTGCAGTCTTCCAAGCCTCGATTGTACCTTCAATTGTTGCGATAGTAGATGAAGCAATCTTTGCAGCCTTGTCTATGTTAAAAGCAGCCTTTGCTTGACGCTCATTACGCTGACCGAACAATTCAGTAATGCTTGAAATTAAAGCTAACGAATCTTGTGCCAATGCAACCTTCTGCTCATTTACCGTCTTGATATCTTCGAGGTCTTTTTTGAGCATTTCATCGTCTTTGCGCTCTTGCTCTTTTCGCAATTGCTCCTCAAGTTGTGCTTGCTGAATGTCTAACGCTTGCTTTTGTTCGTTGTAAGCAATCTCTGCATCTAATCTTGCTTGAGTTCCTTCTTTATGGATGTCAATTTGCTCTTGTAATCTTGCCAGTTGCAATTCGCGTTCTTGCTTTGAGATATCAATGAGCTTTTGAATTTTCCTGTCCTCTTCTTTGATGAACTCTGCCTCTGCTTTTTGACGTTCTATGCTTAAAGTTACTTCGCTTTCAGTTCGTGCTTTAACAAGTTCGTCTGCCTCTCGTTGCAATGCAAGGTCATTTGCTAACTGCTCGGAGCGTAGTCCTTGAATCTGCGCTAAAACACCTTCTTTGTTGGCAAGTGCTTCAGTAAGTGCTACCTGATTCTCTACGGTCTTGCTCTTGTTGTATTCCATTTGAGCTGCCTGAATCTGCAAACCTGCTTGTGCAAGCATTGCCTTCTCTTGTTGGTCTAATACATCTTTTAGTTTGTTATTAGCAGCAATCCTTTCAGGTATAGAGTTACGTTCTTCGTCACGAATTTGACGTAGAGTTTCTGCTTGCCTATCATAAATCTCAACGAGTCTACCTTGTTGGGCAGCAGCCACCGCAGCGTTGTTGCGTGCGTCAACTAATGCAGATGCTTGTTCATAAGCAGCCGTCACCGAAATCTTGCTTAAGTTTTTAATTGCCTTACCGCCAAAGTCTACTATCTCCGTTGCAGCCTCATACAAGTTGTCCGTAATATCTTGACCTGATTTCAAGGCACTTTTACCTACCTCTACTAAATCTTTTTCAGTTGCCTTAATGTTCTTACGAAGTTCCTTGATTGTCTTCGGGTCTTTATCTCCGAAGAAAGATTTTTCCCAAGCAAGCTGCAAGTTTTGTATGGCTAATTTAATGGCAAAGAATCCACCTTTTAACGGAGTGAGTGCGATGTTTAAGATACCGCCCATTACTTTACCTAATGCATTGAAGCCACCAGTTGATTCATAGGCAGCCTTCGCAGCGTTGACTAAAGCACCTATCGTTTGATTGAAAAGAATAGATAGGGTTTCCATAATCTTTTGGAATCCACTTGCCGTTTCACCGCTTGATTCAAATGCAGATTTTAAGCCTGCCAATGCTCCAATGATTAAACCGATACCTGCACCCTTGAGTGCAAGACCTACACCTTTAGCAGCAGAACCAATTTTCTTGAATCCTTTAGATGCGCCATCAGCAGCATCGTCCGTCTTTTTGACCTCCTTGTTTAACCTCTTAACGCTATCGGTTGAGTCATCAATATTGTCAGCAACTTTCTTAAAGTCTTTTGCTGCTTCGTCTGCGTTAGACTCTACGTCAATCTTAATTTTTCTTGTCTCTGCCATTGTATAGTTTTTTTCTTAATTCTTGTTTCCAGATCTTTTTTGTAGAGCTTGTCAGTTCGTGTTTTCCTTTGGCTATGTCAATCAACTCGGATTCTCCGTAGAAGTTGTCAAGTTGTAGCATTGAAATTATTTGTTTTATCATTGTATAATATAAAATGTTTCAGTTGTTGTGCTTCCGTCTAAATACGTATAGGTAACTACGATAGTGTAAACCGTACCTGCTGCGCCACTCGGTAAACCTATCGTCAATGAACCGCTCGCAGTCATCGGATTTGGTGAGAACGTTACGTCAGTATCCGAACAAGTAAAAGATGCTTGTACTGCGTTGTTTGGTAGGTTGATTAGGTACTTAACGCTTCCACCTTCAGTAGATACTTTCGGATTTGGGTTTGTAGAGTTTACAATCGGTCTAAAATCCAAGATGAGTTGTAACTCTGCGTCTCCTGTGGTTAGGTTCGTTTTCATCTCGTTGATGATATACCTTCTATCTCTGATCACAAGTCTATCGTTTAGCTGCAATCCTGTTAGTAGGCTCACAGGTAGTCTTGCCTTTACGCTAATTAAACGCTGCTTTAAATTGTAAAGGTTGTATAGGTAGCTAAAATAGTAATTAGCAAAGAGCGTGTTTTGGATAGGGTAGTTAAGTAGCGTACTTGTTTCAGGCGCAAAGTTTAAAGTATAGTCCGTGTTATTGTAGAGCAAGTCCTGCCCAAATGGAGTATAGTCTACAACCGTGCTATGACTTCCACCATCGTTATGAAATTTAAAACTACAAGTTTTGTTCTTGTATTGATAGAGAAGAACTGGCTTTGGTATGTATGGTGCAAACTCTCCGTTAAGTGAGTATCCTACCTGTAAATCAGTGCCTGTAAATTTCTGCTGCAATAAGTTTTCAAATGGAAGCTCAACTACAAAATCACCTCCGTCATAGTTATACTGATACGTTGTATCTCCGTATTTACGGCTAAATGTTTGTGAGAAATTCTTGTTTAGGAAAGATTCGGAATCTTGATATTTGAAAGTAATGTTTTTGTAAAGAGGCATTCTTGCTTGTTCAATCGTGTTGACATCAACGTACTCGGAAACGTCTACAACCGCTCCTTTGCTATACCAGTCATCTAACGGCTCAACCCAATATTCTCCGTCCGTGATTGAGTAGGTAGTCATATTGAAAGTCTTGAGGATTCCTGAAAAGAAATCAGCTATCTTCATTACAGGTGCATTTGCAGAAAGGTCAATAGTTGAAATCATTGCTAATGATGCATAGCCTATCGTAAGGTAATCTATGATAACCACTCCTACTGTTGTGTTCACATAACTTACTTCATAAACCCAATTTGATACAATCGTATTTGCGCCTGCGGTTCGTATTTTTATAGTATAGGTGGTATTTAAACCTACCGCTTGTGTAATTGTATCTATCACATACGTTCCTGTTCCCGAACCTTGAATTGTATTATACAAGTTTCCGTTTTGGTAAATGTCAATGTAGTAATTTGCAGCGGTGCTTGCAGATGTTACGTTGTATTTTAAATTGTGCAAAAATACGCCTGCAATTTCCTGTACTTGTATTGTGTTGGTCGCTGAAGTATAGGTGTTCGTAAGGTCGTAAGTAACAAACGTAGGGGTTACTGAAGTAGAGCTTAAACTATAAGAGTTTGAATACTGTACCAAAGTTTCCTTGCCCTTGTACCATAAAAACAAATCCGTAAACCGCTCATCTTGTAAGAAAGCACCTTGAAATTTGATGCTATACTTGTTTTGTATTTCCTCAAATATTTTAGCTACTCTAAATGCAGGAAATAACTCGGTTTTAGTAATCGCTCCTGCGTTAGCGTGTATGTTATTATTTGTTAGCGTATTTACTAACCAGTTCGGTAGTGCAGCATTTGGTAAAATAGATTGATACTGCCAAATGCGATTAGAGGTGATTAGCGGATACTTGACATCGTAAGTGTTATTGGCATCCTCAATCCGTGTTAAAACCTCTGCAGCGGTAAAAGAGTGAGCGTATGCCGTATAGTCCAAATCCGAAAGCAAGTCCTCACCAAAGGTATCTTTAAGCGTTACTCCTTCTCCGTAAAATGTTAGTTTATAGGAACTCGGTTTGCCGTTGGTTAGCGTTGCTCCGTCTAATTGTACTTTCCCCTTGCGAAAGGTAGTTAGGTTGATTTCTATGTATGCGTCTTTTCGTAGGTTGTTGTCCGTTGTAAAGTCAATATCCGAATTATACCAATGCTCGAAGAATACGTTGTTGACATCAGATGCAGGCACGGTAAATCCTTGCGAGAAATCCGTAAACGTCTTTGAGATGTCCTGAACGTTTTGAATAGAGCTTGTTACCTGTATCTGCTCGTCATTGAATAGCTCAATGCGGTTACCTTCTATGTAGAGTTGTACCTTTCTCATTAGACTACTGAATTGATGACATCGTAAGCAAATTCAAACTCTAACTGATAATTAATCATATGAGTATTTATGCTCTTGAATAACTCCGTGTTTTTGGTGTTTAGTTTAGCAGGTTTCTTGTTGATCAGGATTCTTTCCGATAGCATCAACTGCTGAATCACCTCTTTGAAACTTTCGCTTACCCAATCAGTATTTACGCGAATCATCTTCTTTCCGTTGGCATTAAATACCGCTCTTTGACCTTCTAAAGTTGAGTAGTTAGGGTAGCGAGTTTGCATTAGATTATACTCCGTGTTTTCGATTCCCAAGCTATCGTTGCTCGCCTTAAAGAACCATTCACGCTGCCAAGCTCCAAACTTATTGACAAAGTCTAATTGAACTGGTGTGTACTTGCATTCGATTTTAGGCGCAAACGTAGCCGTAAATAATACCGCTGCACTTCCGTCAATAATTTCTAACTTGTTCCCTACTGCGCCATAGGTTGAGTATACTCTTGGGATGTCTCGCCACACATTGTTTGTAAGAGCTACGGTTTGGCTTGCTCCTGTGGATAGGTTCGTGTATTTAACCGAGTTTCCGCCGCCTGTGTATAGCGTTAGCCATCCATACTCACCGCTTAAATCATAGTTGTAGGTATATGTACCTGATGATAGTAGATAGTTTCCGAGCGCAGGGTTGTAACCTTCCTCATAGTATCCGTAGCCGTCAACACCAAAATGCGTTTGAGTAGAACCTACCTGAACAAAAGACGTACTGATTTTCTTGAATAACTTCAAGCCAACATTGCACCATTGCGCTGAAGGAGTAGCCGTGAAAATGTTTGTAATCGTTTGTAGTGTGTCGTGGTCTATGTACTCACGGATGTACGGCGAAACATCGTAGTAAGTCGCAGGATTGTTTGACGAAGGTATCTTCTTACTTAATGTGTAAGTAGGTGAAGCAGGCATTGAACCTGTGCCATTCCAAAGGAAGATTTGCAGCTTTGTCTCTATCTGCGATGTTTCGTTTATCGTAACTATGTACGGATTCCGTGCGTTAATTGTTGCCATTATTTCAGTATATTATCAATTTGTTGGTTGAATAGTTTTTCTGCATCCAATCCGAAAGATGCTACCAGTTCGTCAGGTAGATTCCTGTAAGCAGCCTCAAATGGTTTGGTAAAAAACATACTCGGTTTCATTCCTTTGTTGTAGATTCCTCGTGTGATTAGAAACGCAGTAGATTCATAGCTTAAGAACCTTCCTGATTTTCTATCCTTGAATTGAATCCGTCTTTTTTTAACCCAATTAAAGATGCCTTTTGTCAGCCCGCCTTTTTTACCTGTACCTGAACCAAACTTAAACGGAGATTTAGGTGCTTTCGATGAGCTTTTTTTACCCTTAACACCCAAGTCTTGATACGCTCCGTAATCATCCATAGAAAACTGAAGCGAGATAGAGTTAGGCATAGCCTTTACATCCCCTTTAATAGAGTTGTACAAGCTCTTGGATACGTTCTTTCGTTGGTTTGTTAAGTTGCGTTTAGATACGCTAATAACGTGGTTACGGAAACGCTCTAAAGATTTCTTTACCTCGCTTTGTTCCATCAGCAGATTGTTACCTCGTTAGGAATCAAAACGTCAAATGTCATTGTCCACCCTGCAAGGTTGTTCTCGAATCGCTCTACAAATGGTTCACAGTTAGGGTTTCCGTCAACTACTACTTGTGAATCCCACATTGTGCCGTGTAGCATTTGTGCATAAGCTCGGTTTAGGATTTCTAATTGAGTGTTTAGTACATCTTGCTCATTCGTGTTTCCCCTGAATCCGTCAGTAGTTGCCTCTTTGGATATGTTGACGATGTCCATTGCAATCAGGCTAACATTGAATCTTACCACGTTGGTCTCGAAAGATGCGCTATTGATCATAACGTGTACAAGCGGGAAGATAGTCTGCTTGTTTAAGTCTATCTCGAAGATGTCTCCTTCGGTTAAGGTGTTCACCAGTGCATCAGCATTGAAGTGAGTTTGTAGGGCTTGTGTTATTGTGTAAAATCCTTTCATCGTCTCATTTGTCTTTGGAGTTGTCTTTGTTCAATTTCGTTTTTTTGCTTCTCGAAGGTGAGATAGGTGAGACATTTAGTAAGTCGGAGCTTTGTAATCTCATCGAACTTCGTAACGTCTCCTTTAGCGAGTCCATATATTGACTGATACCATCCCCATCGTTTTGCAAATTGAGTTGTTTCGCTAAAGTCGCTGACAGGTTCTTGTCCTTCTTCATCTGCTTCTCCAAATAATTCAGGGTAGCCGTCAGTAACTCGTTTCCTAAATTGTAAAAAAAAACCGATGCTGCAATGCAAACATCAAGCGGAGCGAACTGCATCAGCTCTTGGTGGTCTTTACTTGGGACGTACTCGTGTAATTCGTACTTGTCTTTAACTCGTGTTTTGATAGGACGGTACATAACCGCCATTGCCTTATTGTAAGTCTCCCAACTTTGCAAATGGCTCTCCAAATCTACGTACTCACCGAATGTAATCTCTTCAAGGTTAGGAATAAAACCAAACTCAATATCTCCAACTCTAAAGGTCTGCTGAAATTTAGGCTTCTGACTAAACAATTCAACAAAGTGAGCTACCATTTCATTCAGTGAGGTCATCTTAATTTTAGCAACGTCCGCTAAACGGATGCCGCAAAAAATCTCAATCATCTTTTGAGCTACAAATTCCTCATCGTTTGAATTTTCCTGCACTTTTAGGAAATCTACATAGTGCTTTAATGGGATTTCGTTTAGTGAGGTAGGTACTTTTACTTGGATTTCCATAATTATATAACGTTATTAATCATTTTTGTATTCTTGAGCAAGGACATACGAGTATGCTTGAGCTAACATTTGAGTGTGTTTGCGCATTGAGAACACATCGTCAAAGACAATATGAATCTTTCTGCCAGTTCGTTTGTAGATATATTCCTCTACAACTGCTTTCATTTTAGGCAGCTCATCGAATTGCGTATTGTCCATAGTTTGAATTTAAGCCGAGATTCTCCATCTCGTGATAGCGAAGTGCATCTATAGCGTGGTCGTTGCCTCCTGCAGGCTTATTTAGCCTTACTCCGTGTTTATCTATATCCCAACAATAGGAGCGAAGTTCTTTGATTAGGTTTGTGCTTTGCTTGGTAACCAAATACTCTTGTCTCTGCATTACATCAATTCCGTATATGATTGAATCCTTACCCTTTGTTACTCCTTTAATCGTCTTTCCGTAACGTCTAATCTCGTCAATAGATTTAGGCTCACTTGAATCAGCGTAGATAGTAACGGCAGACGGAAGTATTCTTGCAATGTCGGAGTTCAGCATCCCTGTGCGGTAAACAAGTTCGTTTACTATTCGTTTTCCGTTCCAATTATACACCTCAATTGCAGAGGTAGGATCATTCGTGTATCCAAAGTCCAACCCTATGCCTATGAGTCGTGCGTCATCAGGTAGCTTGTCTATCTCTTTCCAATTGCCAAACACAACACCCTCAAGCATACCTACCTCACCGAGTCCGTAAACTCTCCACCAGTTAGCCCAATAGTTAGACGTGACCGCTTTATCACGGTTCTTCTCTATCTGCCTTACTATGCTCTCATCGAGTGCCTCATTGTCTTTGTATGTAAGGATAATAAAGTCTGCGTCAGGTTCGTCTTTTAGTTCGGTGTGTACCCAAAATTCATTAGCAGGGTTGAAGTCAAGGTAAATCTCTTTCTTTGTACGGATGGAAAGCTCAAGGTAAGCGTCAAAGGTTACGTTGTTGCACTCGTTGATGTACAGGACGTCTCTCCTCGCTCCTCGAAGTTTAGATGCGTTATCAGCAGAGAAGAACTCCATCGTGCTTCCGTTAGCAAATTCGTATCTTAATAGGGTTGCATTGAATCTATCCTCAACAAACCTACCAGTCCACCTCATAATCTTGAGAAAGTCTTTCAGCGCACCTCTGCGAAGGTGTGGGATAGTCTCGGCAACTACTGATACCTCTAAACCTTTTTCACGAGCGCACTTATCTATCAGCACAGGCAAGATCCCAAATGTCTTACCTGCTGATGTGCCTCCCTGAATTATCTTAACTCTCTTTTCGAGTTCGTAGATTTTACGAATTGCCGTTGTTACCTGAAACATTAAAGTTGAATAGTGGTTGCTCGGTGACGATAGTGTTCTCGGTCTTCTCCGTGAGTCCGTTTAAACGTGCAGTTAAGTTAGCGTTGTACTGCCCTACCAAGCCTCCGTTGATTTGGTCTTGACGGATTTCTCGCTTTATATGTGTAGAGATAGCATAAAATTCGTCGTACGCTTTGTTTTGATTCTGAATGTAGTTCGATACAGTCAGCTCAAACTTATTAAAGCAGTAGACTTCGAAGCCTTCCATTGTGAGAGGACATTCGAGTGGTTCTGCAACCATATCACCAGTTCTTTGGTTTAGGGTGTATTTGTATCTTGGGTTTTCTTTTACCCATAGTTTGTAGCTTTTGAATAGCTCTAAAAGATGTTCGGGGCTATCTATCTTTCTTGGTCTTCCTACTTTTGCCATTATTTATTTCGTGTTTTGTTAGTTTTATCATACATTGTGAGTGCCTTACTCCTAAATCAGGGAACTCTTTTACCATTGAGTCATCTGCTATGCATCTTTGCAGAAATTCTATTGGTTGTTCTTTAGGTAGTGGAGTTATTGTAGGCATCTTCTACCTTCTTAAAGTGGTCTAAAAATTCGTCTTCGCTTATCTCTTCTAAACACATTAGTCCATCTGCATCGGTAAAGTATTCGATGATATGGTGTCCGTCTTTTCGTAGCCTTGCTGACATTTCGTGAGCGTACTCGATGACGTTTCTGCCGTAGTCTAAAAGATAGTATCTCATTTGTATTCTGCGTAAACCTTTTTCATTTTGTCGATAATCTCCATCCAACAAGTAGCACAAGAAGTAGGCTCTCTGCTGATTCCAAAGATACGGTTGTAAATCTTTAGGATTGCGTCTTGCTCACTTGGTTTTAAAGTGTCCTTGTACAATACATTGGTTTCGCTTAAATAGTTGTATTCGTCTTCGAGTAGGCACTTTGGGTTGCGGTAAGGGAATAACTCATTGAGCTTCTTCTTACGTTCTTCGCATCCGCAGTCTTCTCCTGCTACAAACTCCACTAACTTTTTGATTCCTGTGGCTTCCGTGATTTGTTCGATTGTATCACCTAAACCTGTTGCTTTTCTTTTTGCCATATTAAATTAATTCATATTGTTCGTTTAAAAAGTCGGTATAATCATCGCCTACCGATTGACGTATTTTTTCTTTGCAAGATTTTATAGTTAGGAAAATAGACTTTAAGCTGATACCTGTTTCATCTGCTATTTGACGCATTGGTTTTCTTTCGTCTTTATATATCTTCCATAGCTTTTGGTCGTACCAGTTCCAACCTTTAATCTCCCATTCAATCCTATCGTAGATTTTCTCTAATGATTCGTGTTTTGCTATGACTGGTTCTTCATAAGATAAATCATAAACATCGTTTAAATCTAACCTATCCATCTTCTGCTTTCTGATGTGGTCAATGTAAACACTTCGCAACGTCAACCACATATGCCCTCTATTAATATCATCTCCTACAATCTTGTCTATATGATTTAAACGTAAAATGCGTAGGTATGTTTCCTGTACGATGTCTTCAGCAAGGAACTCGTCACCAAATGTACGGACTACTGATAGCCATTCTTTGTGGTGTTTTGCTAATGTAGTTATCTTGTCCATTGGTTAAATTCTAAACAAATATAAGACTATATTTTAATCAAACAAGTTGCACGCAAAAAAAGCCACCTGTTAAAGTGGCTCTAATCCGTTTAAATATACCTCTCGGCTAACGTAGTTATCTAACTTGTGAAGTGTTGATAAGGTGACGTCTTTGCCTTTGAGGAAGTTGTTTACTTGGAA